AATTCACAGGTATGTCGTGGTCTGAACAATACATTTGGAAACCCTCAACCTGTTCCTTTTCAATGGTAATCATACGCTCAGTCTGCTCAGGCTGTTTCAGTTTCTCTCGGACAATATCCTGAACTATGGCATTTACCGCTTCCTTATCCTTTACATTGAAGAAAAGAGAAAGGGTATTTTCTTTGCCGTGTTCCTGTATCGCCGCAACAGGAATGTCCATTTCTTTTGCCCGTTTGAGAAATTCTCCGTAATCGTCCTTGTCAAAGGACGGGAGCATTGCAACCTCGCCGCCCTCCTTCAGCTTCTGGTATGTCACCTCGCCGCCTGACAATACCTGCTTTTTTTCGGACTGCTTTAGCCGTGCCGCTTCTCGTTCCTTTTCGATTGCAACCTTGAGCATATCCAAAAGGATTTCAGTTGCCTTTGAAACGATTTGCGTTGACACGCTCACGCCCGCACTTGCTACATCATCTCCGTGCATATCCTCTGCCTCCTTTCCGTTCAGAGTTGAAAGGATTGTTTTTGCCTTTCACCCATAAGGAAAAAAAACAGCGTTTTTTTAGGGCTTTTTGAAAAAGTTTTCTCAAAATAGTTCAAACCAATAAATCAGTCCATGTTTTTATCGTAGTATTTTGTAAAATATCACTATACTCACTCAATTTTCTTAATGCACGCTCACAGCTTTCCTGAACCGATGCAGGTGCAACTCCTTCCGACAAACCAATAGCTGTGTAGGTCATTTTCAAACAGAATTTCATGTAAATTCTCTTCCGCTGACGATATGTAAGCTTACTTAGCACATCCAATATCTCATTAATCTGCTCAGAGTCATATTCAGAAAAATATTTTTCTTCAACTGAAACAGTAACAGCTCCCATTTTTGCAGCTTTAACCTCATCTTCAGGCAGACTTACTACGTGGTTGCGTTCATTACGCTGAAACGAATCCATTTCACGTTCCGAATCAAGCATGCATTGTAGGGTTCTGTCATCTACGGTTTCAAATTCCTGCATAGAGCAGTTAGTGTCATAAGCACTTGACAGCTTAACAATATTGGTGTTTTCACCTATTTTTACAAAATCAATTACACGTTTCTTTTCAATCATTGTGATTACCTCCGAAAATTTGATAAAGTTCTAAATTGAATTAAATTTTCGGTTAAGGATAACGTGCTATGTATGGCTGCCATTCAAGAATCAGCATAAAAATGACCTTTCCGCTTTTAAAGCAGAAAGGTCATATCTGTATAAACAAAAAAAGGATAGAAACCTGACTATAGCTTTAAAAGCTACCTGTCAAGTTTCTATCCTTTAATCCCTATTTACTCAGAGAGGATGATACCTGTACTAAGTATCTTGATTTTATTGTATTTTTTTTATATCTTGCTGACATATCGCTATGCCAACAATTAAACCGCATTTTTGGCATTTTATTGTTATGTTGCTTTTACTTTCCTCGTCTGAAATCACTTTGTATTTATGTCTGCAACTTATGTCTTCATCAATAACTAAATCGCAAATACGCCCCCTGCAAACAGGACATCGTATTTTCTTTGTTTTACAAACATTCAAACAAGTGTTTACAGCTACCAAATTTTTACCTCCTTTGTTGACTCGCTAGTCAACCCTACTGCAAAATATATAACGGGATTACCCGTTACATATCATTTTATAAAATTCTTTATGAAATCATCCCAATTAGGAGAAGCTCCTTGTTTATCTCTTGCTGAACGAATTTCCTCACGAATATTATCATTTTGCATTATATATTCAGCTATATCATAGCTGACAATTCCATTTGCTTTAGCATGAAGGTCTAAAAAATGTTCAATCTCTGATTTGCTCATTTTCAGAACAACAAACATTCTAGCAATAATCCTTTGATTAGGATTTGTCTTTCTGCCGCTTTCGATATAACTGAGGTAATATGGAGTGATTTCAATTTCTTCTGCAAGCTGCTTTAGGGAATAATTTCTTTCGGTTCGCAGTTTACGAACATACTCACCGAAATTTTTATTTACCATAGGATTTCCTACCTTCGTCTTTTATTAAGCAACTCTGTCGACATTAATATGCCTGTTACTATAAGCGCTAGCAATGCAGAACACGCTACGCTGACAAAGCCAATAAGATACGCCGCAACTGAGATACAAATTTCAACAATGAGCATTACTCGTGCCTTTTTACGAAAAACAGCAATCTCATCATCTTCAAGTGGCTTATTTTCAGTATCAATAGGCGCAAATTTCCATATAACAATTGAGGATATAACCGCTAATACGATGAGAGGTATCAGAATAACATTATATACAGCTACAATTTTAAGAATCATAAGTACACATACAAATGTAAGCATGGACATTATAAAGCATTGCATTCTTGTATTTGCATGAAAACCGCCTGCCATAGTTCTGATACCTGATAACAAAGCAGTGAAAATAAGGCTCTCCCAAAAGCTTCCCATCAGTATGCCGATGGCTATAGTTGCAAGAAAAAAGAATGCTTTTAGATAAAACAGTTCCAGACCATAACGTACAATTTCAGCCTGTTCCTCATCCATATTTTCCTCATTACGATAAAGAAAATTCATTGTAGCGTCAAGAAGTTTATCCATCAAATGCTCCTTTCTCTTAGTTTTTGTAAATATACATCAATAATTTCAACAAGTCCATTCATGTTATTTTTCTCTGCAATACATTTAGCCATGTTAAAATCCTGATATGCACCTATGAAATTACCATTGTTGTACTTTGTAACAGCATTATCATAATACATCTCTGCTTGCTCTCTAAATTCATTATACGGCATAAAATCACTCCCGCCCTTTTTGATATAAATACGCTCTTAAGATACGAACATATCTGATTATTGTAAATCTTCTAAAACGAATAAACATCAGAACCGACAAAAACATTGAAGTCGGAACTAACCATATATATCTTATGCTGTCACTTAAGAATACCGCTATAATTATTAGCACACTCAAAACAGAAAAGAATACTGAAAGACTTCGGCTCATCGCAGCAATTGATTGGTCTTTATCAATCAAAGAAACATCACAATGCTCAAAGCAATAACTTTTACAGTAATTGTATATGTACGAAATATCTGCATTATTGTTTTCGTAACCTCGCTCCTCTTTTAGTTTCTTTTTAAGAAGCTTCATCTCAGCCTCTGACATAAGATATGGGTCATTTTCCTTAGAACGCATAGCAATATGCAGAAGTTTATTTTTTCTGAAGAAAATTGATTTACTTATAAATGAGCCTACTTCTTGAAATACTAATCCAAGAAAGTAACTTATCACAATAAAAAGGAATGTACCATTTACATCAAGAGCTTGAAATTGAAGGTTTACAATATCAAATACACTATTAATAAACCATAATGTTACAGATATAATTGTTCCTGTGTAAAGTACGCCCATTAAATCATATATGCCCAGTCTACTCAGGATATTATCAAGCATTGCATTCACTTCTTTCTCCGACAACTGATAATATAAATCGATCAAGTCTGTCAAAATCATTCAGCAATGGATTAACACAATCTACATATACATTCTCATATCCGTCTGCTATTACTCCTGTTTGTGAGCCATAAGTCTTATTGTCCAGAAAAAGAATGTAGATTTTTTTATTTCTTGCAATAGCATGTCCAATGAGTATCATAAAGTCATGTATGTTCTCACAAGGAATAATAATAATTGTACAAGTGGCTTCGTCAATTCTTTTACAGCTTTCAGGCACTGAGTTAATTTTCACCTTAGCCAAACTATATATATCAACTTTAGTATTATATCTATTCGTAATTCTATTGATTACCTCATGTAGCTTAAAAATATTACTTCCTAATGGCTTATCTTCATCACAAGTAAGTTTAGCAATGGGAGCTACAATATACACATCACAGGAATTCATGTAAACCTCCGAAAATAGTAGTGTAATTGTATTATATATGTATGTGACTGGCAAGTCAACGCTTTTGCCCTGAATGCCAAAATACCGCCTTGAATGCCAAAAAAGTCATAATAACAACAATTTCCCTTATAGAAACAATTTGTTCTATAAGGGGATTAAACTACGTTAGATCAATATTTTTACGCTTAAGGTAATCTACAAATAAATTTTGTTTAGATACATCCGAAATAACTTTCTCCATTCTATAACTTTGAGTCGCATATCTTTCAAAAAGATTTCTAAGTTCTTGTATCTCATCTGGATTAAACAAAACCTTTGCTGTCAACGCACCATTTTTGTCAACAGTCTCTCCATGCAATATATGTAACTCACCATTAGTAAGTTTAATTGCAAAGAAACCTTTAATGTCCGTTAAATCAGTATTATCATTTTCACGGAGGAAATAGTGCTCTGAAGTTTTTTTCCTTACAGAATTGCTATAATACATTTCCAGCAGACTTATAAATCCCCAAAAAGAATTATTGGCATTTTGCTGTGGAGCTGTAAATACACTATCTGAAATAATATTATATACTGTATCAGGGACTATACAAAGTCTACGAGTTTTTATACCTTTGTCGCAAATGCTTTTAAGTTTTTCTGTCCATAATCTCTCATATCCTTCATCTGCAATCCATTCATCTTCAGCGAAACTTGTCATAGCCCAAATTTCTCCAGTAAACTTCTTCTTATGTTCATCTCTATCACGAATAATCATGTCAGCCAAGTACAATAATTCCTCATAATATTCACTAGGACGAAGTTCCCCAGAATTATTATTGCTTAAAGCAGCGTTTATAGTTTTAGTTACCTCTTCCATTCTCCTATAAACAAACCTTTTTATACGGTCATTTTGTGATAAAAAAACTTTTTCAAGTATTGGACTTATATGATTCAGCTGTTCAGACAAGTGCATTACCGCTGTTTTGGTTTCATCATTGCATCTATCATTACTATTTTGTCCCACAGTAACTGAAATTTGGAGCAAAACAATTGGGATAGAAATACCACCACCAATGATAGCAAGTTTTATATCAGAATCCAATGCTCTGCCTTGAGGCACAGCACAAGTGATTACGATTGATATAATGGGAATTGCAATTTCTAAACATAATACAAGGATATCTATAAAAGTCCACTTATTCTTCATTTGCATTCACATCCTTATATATGCTTACTGGTGTTCAACGTCCAAATGTATCTTCAAATTCATATTTTGAAAGAGGATCAGAACAAAGATAACCACCATCAGCAACAATAGTAGTTCCATTTACAAAGCTAGACTCTTTTGATAGCAAGAAGCATGTAACATTTGCTATTTCCTCATCAGTTCCTAAACGACCTAATGGTGTCATACTTCTAGATTTATTAAAAATCTCATCCGTATCCATTTCGCCACCAATCCAGCCAGCAGGAAGTGCATTAATACGTATTCCGCGTTTACCCAAATTATTAGCTAAGGTCTTAACCAAATTATGAATCGCCGCCTTAGTTGCCGCATATGCCGAAGCTCCATATGAACCTCTAAAACCTTCTGTACTTGTCAAAATTACAATCGAACTACCTGCATTCATTTTGTTCTTCAATTCATGAATAAGATAATTAGGCGCTGTAAGATTAATTGCAATACTCTTATCCCATATCTCATGATTAAAATCATCTGGATTTTCCATATCAAAATAGAATTGAGCAAATACAAAAGCATCAATAGGATCAACAATATCATCAACAAACGATTTCAAATCATTTCTAGAGGAAAGATCAAGTGATTTGAGTGTTAATTTTTCTGAAGAAAACTCTTTAGATAATTTCGTCGCATTTTCCTCAAACTCAGTATCATACGTTCCGATAACCTTGAAACCATTTTTTATTAATTTTCTTGTTATCGCTTCTGCATACCCCGGTTTTGCTGCTCCGATTACTACTGCATTCATTCTAAATACCTCCTAAAATTATAAATTTATGGGTGCATAAAAGCATATGGCTCATCTGAATAACCTATGCTTTCTGCAAGTCTCTTAATAGCTCTACATGTATTTGGTTTCTGACCAAACAAATTTCCTGTTTCGTTTTGCACTTCACCTAAACAATATCCTCCGCAGTGATTACGCACAGAGCATTTTTTGCAATGCTCCATATTATTCACACTTCGAGTTTGCAATAATTCAATTTTATTATTATCTATATCAAACGATTTTGTATCTGAATTCCATTTTCCATAGACAAAACATTCCATGTGCTCTGCCTTTTCACCTATCGTCACTAAATCACAAGCGGATATATACCCATCAGTAGTAAAGTGTGGAACTGGTGTGCATGCACGACAGTGTTGACTACATACGCCATCAAAATTACATGTTAAAAAACTGCCGTAAAACATGTCATTCTCTTTTGCATAATGATAAGCGTCTATATAGGTATCGACATACTTATCCATATCAAAATGATAATCCTTGATTTTTTCAACATCCATACACACAGGAACTTTATCTACAGCTGGAAATAAAGGATCAGACCATATATGATGTATTCCAAGACTTTTAAAATATTCTATCATTGGTATTTGTCTATCAACATTTAAATCAGTTATTGTTACCCTAGCACCAACCATAATATTTTTATCATTTGAATGGGATATTAACCATTTCACATTGTCCTCAATAATAAGTGAAGAAGGCTTACCATTAGCACATGGACGATTAGCATTCTGAACTTCAGGCTCACCGTCAAACGATACCCACACAATGTTAATGTTATTTAGAATCCAATTACGAACTGTATTATTAAAACATCCATTTGTTTGTAATTCAGTTGAAAGCGTATTTCCTGCTTTTTCATAAGCGTAATCAACTATAGACTTCATTAGTTCAAATTCTTGTGTTGGCTCGCCAGGTCCATAAAATCTTATATGTCTACTAGAGTTATTAGCAAAAAAATAGTCTACTCCAGCTTTTGCAATCTCTAAAGGAAGCGATTGTTGCTTATAGCTCATTCTTTCTTTACTATTATAACAATATACACATCGAAGATTGCACTTTGTAGTCAAAAAGAAAGAAGCCATTTGCTTATTTATATGTGGCATTAAAATCTCCCTCCTAGCAGAATGTTTGTACGTTTATATTACAATAAACGTCAGGATATTTCAAGACTAATGCCCTGAATGCCGAAATAGTGCCTTGAATGCCGAAAATAAAAAAAGCCCATAGCTTTTTTAAGCTATGGGCAATAATATCAATCACGATTAAGTATGATTCCAAATACGGGTTTTCCGGGATAAAAAATAAACAAAGGCGAACTTTTTAAGTGGTTCGCCTTTGTCCAGTGTGGCTCCCCAGCGCAGAGGGAGCACAATCCGCTGAGGAGCTATCTGACACGTCTGATAGCGGTATATCAACGCTTTTGCCGTCCTTATCTTTGAAAATGGCCGTGAGCTTGTCGTCGTAAACATACACCTTTGATATCATGATGTCGGCGATAGCTTTCTTGCCCTCGGTGGTGTTGATATCGGTTGCAAGGATATCATCTATAAACACGGTGATCTGCTCCACAGAGGGGACATTGTCGGTCATCGCCTGAGACAATCGGAGGGCGGAGCCGAGTTGCTCCTTGCGCTCTTCCAGCTCCCTTACCTTATCGAACAGAAGCTGATTTCCGCCTGTCTGAGCTATGGCGTTCACAACGTTCTCAGCCTGCTTAGTGCATTCGGTCAGCTCCTTTTCCAGTTCGGCAGGCGCATACTCATTTCTGACCGTCTGCAAATACATCTGATAAATGGTCTCGGCAGTCTCCGCCTTGTCCATCTGCTCAAACGCTGACCGTGCTGCTCTGCACACCTCGTCCTCTATCAGATATTTATTCTCCAGCTTCTTGTGGCAGCCTGACTTTTTCTGCACGCCGTTACAGCGGTAATAATAGTGCTTGACCCCGTTGCGTCCTGTGCCTGACAGCCCGCTCATAGGCTCTCCGCAGTGACCGCAGTATAATTTGCCCGACAAATAATAATCGGCTTTGGCGGTGTTCTTGGCGGCTCTCTTGCGGTTGGTTATCAGCTTTTCTCTTACAGCCTCAAAAACTTCATTGGGTATCATCTGCGGTATTCCTCCCTCGATCACTATATCGTCGTATTTGTAAATGCCTATGTATTTTTCATTAGCCAGCATATTGTAAAAACTGTTTGTGGTAAACGGTCTGCCTCGGCGGTTGCGATAGCCCTGGGCGTTCAGATGATCGGCTATGTCAGTGAGCCTCTCCCCCTCTGCGTACATTCGGAACACAGTTTCGGGTATAATTCGGGTCTCATCATCAATGACCAGCTTCTTGTCAACGACCTTGTAACCCAGCGGGATATGTCCCGTTGTCTGAGCCTTCATTGCCGACTGCCGCATTCCTCGGATAGTCTTTTCCCGAAGATCGGCGCTGTAGTATTCGTTTATTGCTTCAATGATATGGGTCATCATCTGACCGCTGGCATCGTCCCCGAAGCTCTCCATGACGGACAGCAGCTTCACGCCGTTTTTAGCTAAAATCTGGCGGTTTACGGCGCTGTCTATGGTGTTGCGTGCAAAGCGGTCAAGTTTCCACACAATAACACTATCCCACTTGTGCATGGCGCTTTCATGAAGCATCTGCTGGAAGGCGGGGCGGTCATCGTTCTTGCCCGTCATGGCTCGGTCTATGTATTCCCGCACGACTGTTATATCGTGCTGCTTGGCGTAATTGTAGCAGTCGTAGAGCTGTCCCTCAATGGACTGCTCCGTCTGCTTGTCGGACGAATACCGGGCGTATATCACGGCGGTTTGCATATTTTTTATCACTCCTATTGATTTTTTCGTCAGGATATGATAAAATACAGTTACTGTGGTGTGTGTATTTTATACATATCCCTCTCCCCGTTCGGTGCTGCAACATCGAGCGGGGAATTTTTTATTTTAATTCATTGATGCTATCATTGCTATACCCCTATCTGTTGGCTTGACTGCAAATTTACCGTTTAAATATTTTGATGTTTCTATAATTAAGCCTTCTGATTTTAAGATAGAAAAATCACTAATCGGATATCCGGCTAAACTGTCTGAATGAATAGGTCCCTTTCGAGAAGTATATTTATCAACAATTTCCTTAAGCAACATGGTGTAAGATGGCTCGTCAAAGTTTTCTTCTCCGTATTTTATGCCCTTGCCTGTAAGATTGCTAATGACTATTTCAAACATGTCTGAACTTTCATACTCAAGGTATCCAATAGCAGCAAGTTCTCCGTAAAGTTCTTTTATATCATCAACGCACATATCAGAAAGCCTGCATATTTCTCTTATATCGTTAAATGCAGCCGCTTCGCTTCTGCTTAAGCCATGGGACTTTTTATTCTCATACTCTTTGTATAACGCTTTCAATAACTTTTTGGCATCTTTGGTGATTCCTTCATTCTGAACAGTAGCGCTTTGAGGCGCTTTTTGTACTATTTTTCTATTTTCAGGCTGAATATTACCAATGACCTTTATCAAAGTATTTTTAGCACTGTCAGCCTTATCTATATCAATGTCATAAAAATAAGTTCTGATTGTTTTTATATCGAAAGGAAGCGCTGTACCCTCTCGTGCTATATGTATCAATGGGAGCCCCTTAGCTTTTCTGTATCCTGCTTCATAAAAGACATTAGGATTGAGCCCGGTAAGATCGGCAATAGCAAGTTCATCGTTATCAAGATGATTAAAAATATCTTCATTTATGCTGTTTACAGTGAATTCTGTATCAGATCTGATAACATCATAATCAAATTCTTGGCATGCTGGTGTAACGATATATTTAAGCACAATATCTGAAATTCTTCTTATTTCGCTGCCTGCTTCTCCGATTGGACAAATTAAAAAGCATTTTTTTGACATCTTACATACCTCCTGTTAGATAACCATTTATTATTCATTGCCTTGATATTCTGAATTGCTTTCATCTGCATATCTCCAAACAAATCCGCCAGCGTGCTTGTAAACACCGTTGGCTGCATCTCTGATATTTTTAGGACTTATCCTATTTTCCCGTGCAGCAGAAGCAACTGTTTCATACCGCTCTATCAGTTCCATGTCATCGGATAGCTTCAAAATAGCTCGTCCCTGAACCTTTTTAGGCTTGTTGGCTGCCTGCTCTTTTTGAGCTTCCTTTTCCTGCCTTTTCATCTCTTTGAATTGACGTTCCCGCTGCTGATCAAGTTTTCTTATCAGCATATGGACGGCTTTATTTCTTCGTATCATCAATTTTTCACAGACGTAAATACTATCATCAAGCCGTTCTATACCCTCGTTCAGTATATCGATCTCATTATCCAGGTCCTTTATTTTGTGGTACGCCATTGCATATGATTCGTAAAGTGCAGGAGCACAGTAGCCGTTATATCTTGCCTCATCAAACAGCTTGATTGCTGCCTCTATGCTCTCGGCTTTTCGCAGGCTCTCCCCCTGCTCCCAATATGCAATGCCTTTATCGAAACCCTTGCCCTGATTATTCAGGTTTTTGATATCCTGTAATGAAACTCTTGAATTTATAGGATTTATGGTCAGCTGAGCCTGCATATTCTGATATTCGTTTTGCAGAAGCCTGATACGCTCTTTAACGTTGTTGATTTCCCGCTCTTTACGTTCTGCCTCTTCATTTTTCATATCGATCAGTTTCAGCAGTATCTCACCGCAAACCTTTGCATCTGAAGCAGCTCGGTGTTCATGGCTATTTACTATTCCAAAATAATTAGCCAATGTTTGTTGCTTATGGTTTTCTACCCCATAAATCATATTTTTAGACAGCCTAAGAGTGTCTATATATTTTATTTTTCCGTCATAGCCTAACCGCATAAGAGTTTCCGATAAAAAGTCCATATCAAATCTTGCATTATGGGCACACAAAATGGTTTGCATATCCAAAACATCGCCCCAGAAACTAATCAAATCCGAAAAAGCTCTCTTTTCAGACGGAGCAGTGCTTATCATTTCGTTTGTTATATGGTTTATTGCTGTTGCGGATTGCGGTATCAAAACATTGGGATTGACAAGCGTACTGAATGACTTAACAGGGGCACCGTTTTCAAAAACAACCGCTCCTATTTCTACAATTCTGTCAAAGGCGGAGCTTAGTCCTGTAGTCTCAACATCAAATGCTATAAATCTTTCTTTTATTTTGGAGATTTCATCATCTTCAACAAAATCCTCATATGTCAGAACAAGACCTCTCTTTTCCGGAGAAGATTGAACATTACTCGCAGGCGTGACAGGTGTGGAGCACTTCAACTCGGCATTTGTATCGAGGCGCTTATCTTTCAGAGCTTTCTGCTCTTTGATTTCACTTCTCCATTTTTCATCTTGTGCAGCTTCTTCACACTGCTTACATCTGCCATATTCATTTATTTGAAAAAACAAAAAATATTTACCGCATCTGTAGCATTTTTTGAACATAATGTCACGTCCTTTAATCAATCTGCTTATCAAAATACACCCACATAGCAAATTTCACCATATCCTCGGTAATGCCGAAATACTCGGCAAGCTGCCATATCTCTGTATTCCCGTCTTTCATTGCTGTAATCATCTCGTCCTTCGGGGCGAGTTTTTTTATTGCCCATTTATTGGCTCGATATTCCATACGTTCCCGAAGCTCAAGGCTGTGTTCGGTATAAAACGACATGGTCTCGCAGTGACCAAGTTCATGAGCAAGAACAGTCAGAAGATCTGTAACGCCTGCAATCTGATCGTGATCTATTATTACTGTGCAGTCTCCGCAGTCATTGATAGCCATTGAAGGGCATTTTTGAAGAGGAGCGTCGATCATAAGAATATCATCGGCTTCTGCAAGCTCACAGAGCTCAACATAACTTGTCATTTATCAGTCTTCTTTCTTCTTGTCTTCTTCCCTCATTCTGCGGGCTATCTGAGCGTATTTGCGAACATCGTTCAGAACCTCTTCATCTACATCGGCGGTGCCAAACAGAGCGAAAGAAAGCTTCTCGTTGTCGTTCTGTTCTTCATTACCAACAAGGTAATCAACAGATACACCAAGAAATTCTGCAATTTCCCCTATGCGCTTCATATAAGCGGTACTTCTACCTTTTTTCCACTCCGATACGGCTTGCTTTCCGACACCAAGATGATTTGCAAGTTGCACCTGCGTTATTCCCTTTGCCTTGGCAACCTCTAATATTTTGTCAAAAGTACACATTTTTCTTACTCCTTTTTTGTTGTTTAATGAGAAAAGGGTAAATATTTGTACTTTTTCTATTGACAGTAAGCAATTTATGTACTATAATGTTTTTTGTAAGGAAAACACAACACATAGTCAATAAGAAACTGAACCTATGAGAGCGGCAATTCTCATAAGCAAGAGTACATACTATTAAGTCCTTTATGCTTATATAGTACATCTTTTACTGACTTTTGTCAAGCTTTCCAAACAAAATAATTTAATATTTACATTTTTGCAACGAGGTGATAATTATTTACAAGCTTTTTATCGCAGAAGTAAAAAAGCAACTTTCCATCAGAGGCTGGAAATATGCTGACCTATCAAAAGCCACGGGCTACACTGTAGGAACAATCGAGGCGTTTATGTGCGGCGCACGTGAAAGTGAGCGCATGGCAAACTGCATCACCCAGGTACTGGGAATAGAGAGATAATGTCTATTTTCAGTATAGCACATTATCTGTCCTAATTTCAGGACAGGAAGGAGGAAAACTAATGAACGAACTTAAAATTTTTGAAAGTCCTGACTTCGGAAAAGTCAGAACAATGGAAATTGACGGCGAGCCTTATTTCGTTGGTAAAGATGTGGCTGAAATTCTCGAATATACAAATCCAAGAAAAGCATTGATTGACCATGTTGACAGCGAAGATAAGGGTGTAACGAAATGTGACACCCTCGGCGGTACGCAGGAAATGACCGTTATCAACGAAAGCGGACTTTACAGCCTTATCCTCTCCAGCAAGCTCCCGAAAGCAAAAGAGTTTAAACGTTGGGTTACATCAGAAGTGCTTCCAAGTATCAGAAAACACGGTGCTTATGCAGTTGATGAGTTAATCAATGACCCCGAACTTGCTATCAAGGCATTTACAGCTTTGAAAGAAGAACGCTTGAAAAATAAGAAGCTTGAAACCACTGTTGCAGTTCAGACCCAACAGATAGCCGAGCTTCAGCCCAAAGCAAGCTATTATGATGTGGTTCTCAACTGCAAGGATCTGATATCCACAACTGAGATAGCCAAGGACTATGGAAAATCGGCGGTGTGGCTCAATGCTCATCTGCATGAAAGGAAAGTACAGTTCAAGCAGGGCGGCATATGGCTCTTGTATGCCAAGTATGCCGAAAAGGGTTACACCAATACCAAGACCCAGACGTACAACGGTAATGACGGTAATCCCCACACTAAAGTGCATACCTATTGGACGCAGAAAGGCAGGCTGTTCATTTACGATCTGCTCAAATCTGAGGGGATTACCCCACTTATCGAGCAATAAACCTATTTCCAATATAACACATTATCTGTCCCGAAATCAGGACAGGAAGGAGGAAATCATGGACAAGAACTATCCCACCAGAGAAATGATGTCCGAAAGCGGACGCAGGATCATACTCGTGAACGAGCCAAGCCCTGAGATTATGGCAAAATGCCTCAAGCGTATCATCGACAAGAAGCTGCTTGAAGCGGCTAAGGAAAAGGCAGGTGTAAAGTAATGAGCATCACCAATCACACCAAGGCTCAGACCACTTACGATATGATCAAATTTGCTTATGACCATATGGAAATTATCGAAGAGGAGGAGAACCTGTGTACAAAGTAATCGACACTTTTGACGGCTTTGAAGACATCATCGGAACGTATGATACGTTTGACGAAGCCAGAGCTGCGGCAAAGGAACGTGCAGAAGATACTGACGGCGAATGTCAGGTCAACATCTTCGCTAAGACAAAGAAAGGCTATAAGGTGATAATATGACTAAGCAGACAGCAAACACAAGACCCGTAAACATCAAGCAGGAGCCTTCTGCTGATGCCCTTGCCGACACTATCGCAAGGCTCATCAGAGCGATGGAACAGGGGACAAAAATTCAGAAGGAGGCAGATGCCGAATGAAGATGTACATAGCCAAGTGCTTTTTTGGCAACAAGGTCATCAAATTCCGCACACAGGCGTACAGCACTGAGGGGCTTGAACCTACTGCCAATGCGATTGCAATGACGCTTACAGGACGCATTCCGGACAGGGTAGAGTTTGTGGCTTGCCCTGTGCAGGGATAAAAAATCCGCCTGATTCGGTTGCAGCCGAGGTCAGGCGGAGGAAAAATAATAAACAGATATATTATCATCTGCATTATAGCAGATAATGAGGAGAATGTCAAGATGAAAATCAAAATATGCCTATGCCGCAAATGCGGCAGGCGCAAGGCGTTTTACAAGTCTCTCGGGCTGTGCTACTGCGTTTCATGTTACCGCAGGATTTACGGGGAGGCAAGGGACTGATGGAACAACTCACCCTGATCGAGGACGAGCAGATCACCCCGAGGAGCGGCGCAAAGAAGTACAAGGAAAACGTCCTTGTACGCAAGGAACGGGAGCACATTGACGAAAATATTCAGCGTTTCCTGCAGTTACAGCAGTTGCCGTATGAATCGAAATTGTCTCACGCCGCAAAAATGGCAAAGGATTTTTATAATACCATCACTTCTCCCGTGGGAGAATATTACGCAAACTGTCATGTGTCTGTGGGCGGACTTGACAGCATTACCCTGCTGCTTTTTCTTCGCAGTATAGGCATTGACGTTCCTGCAATATCAGTTTCAAGCATTGAGGACAGGAGCATTCAGCGCATACATAAACAGCTCGGTGTTATACAGTTGAAAACGTCCCGAGACAAGGACGGAAAGCCATACTCCAAACACAGGATTTTGCAGGAATACGGATTTCCCGTTATCAGTAAGGAAAAAGCGGCGAAAATCGAGCATCTGCAGAACCCGACCGAAAATAATGCTACTATCCGACACGCTATCATTACGGGCGAAACGGGAGAATACGGCGGGTGGCAGAAGAACAGCCGAATGAAGCTGCCGTTAAAATGGCTGTATCTTTTCGGCGGATATGAAAACGAAAACGAGGGCGTTAATTACAAAACGCCGCCGTTCAAAGTCAGTTCGCAGTGCTGCTATTGGCTGAAAGAAAAGCCATGCGACGATTGGGCGAAAGAGCATAACAGCTTCCCTTATCTGGGGCTTATGGCTTCGGAGGGCGGCAGGCGTGAAAAATCACTAAAAATGCACGGCTGTAATTATTATGGCAAAGATACGGTCCGTTCCGCTCCGTTTGCCATATTCAACAGGCAGGATATTTTGCAGCTGGCGTTAGATTTGCACGTCCCCGTTCCCGAGATATACGGCACCATTGAGCGCAAAGGAAACGGCACCCTGTACACGACCAAGGCACAAAGGACAGGCTGTGATATATGCGGTTTCGGAATACATATGGAAGCCCGTCCGCATAGATTTGACCGTCTGAGGGAAGCCAATCCCAAAGCTTGGGAATATTGGATGTACCATGTTTGCAAAGACGAGGACGGCACAGAATACGGCTGGGGGCGTGTCCTTGACTACATAGGTGTTAAATGGCAGGATATCCCCCAAACCAACGAACAAATGTCACTTTTTGAGGAGGAATAAAAATGGAAACAAACGACATAATACAGGCTCCTGCTCAGAGCAGCGCCGCAATATCGGAAATTGTGCAGCAGCCGTCTGCA